TCCTACATTTAACTATGTAAGATGGACTCATTTAGATTCATTAGGAGCTACAAAATCTTCTTATGAACAATTTATGAGAGATTTATATGCAACAGCATCTTTTACACAACAAAATATGCCAAGAGATTATGAGAAGTATGAAATTTTAGCAAGTGGAGATACGGTGTGGAAGTATTATCTTGATGCTTTCCAAGATGTTGAACAAGGTGATATATTTAGAGTTGAATTACTTAAAAAGGCAATTCCTGGATGGACAAATGCTGATTATAGTCAAGACTTCGTAAATGCTACTCAAGATTGGAATACTATAATGGATTTTGATGGTGTAGATTATGATGATACTAATAGAACTCAATTTATAAGTGCCTATCCATTTCATTATCAATTTAAAAATTATTATGACCCAGGTTGTGATAATTATGGAACATTTAAAGGTCCGTTTGGTTCAGTTTTAGACCCTCTAACATCGGGTACATATGATATAAAAGATTGGAACTTTAAACATACATCAGCCACCGTGAGTGTAAATGATGCGAACTGGCCTTATACGGTTCTTGCGCCGGCTGCTGGTAATGCAAGAGGTTATTGGAAAAGTGAAATGAGTTTCAAAGTTTCTGATTCATCTTGTGGTCCGGTAGTAATAGATGTTTTACAAATAAACGAATTATTTAATGACATAGATTTAGCAGATAATGGATATGGACCTTTCGGTTCTCAATACTTTCCAGCAGGAACATATTCAATAGATTATAAAGTTATATCAGCAACCTCTTCTGATGTATTGAATTTTATATGGCAAATTGGTGGTGAGCAAGTATATCTTCCAACCGTAGTAGGAGGTGTATATCTTACTCAAGAATTATATACAAATGGTGGTTCAATGCAGTTTATCGCTGAAATAGAAACAGAGGGTTCTCTCGTTATTGAGCCATATAAGATTAGACATCACAGCGATATGGTTGTTGCTAAGAAAGAATTTACTTGTAATATAGTATGTAGAGGACAAAATCCATATAGCATTCCGTTTGGTAAGTGGGATTATGGTTCTCCGATTGAACTCCTTTTTCTAAATAGATTAGGTTCGTATGAAAGATTATATTTTGAATATGATTCTAAAAGAACAATCAATGTATCAAGAACAAACTATAATAGAAGTATGATTAGAGATAGATGGGGTTTATTTGATGAAAGACACACAAATACTATTTTATCACAAAAGGCGACTGAACAATATGTAATCAATTCAAATTGGATTGAACAAAACAAATTATTTTTTTATGAAGAGTTATTGACTTCTCCAGAAGTTTATATAGTTCAAAAGCCAGCACAGCAGGGTAGTGGTCTTAGTAATGCTGAATCTGTGAGTCCATATGAAACTTATGTTCCAGTTTTAGTTCAAGATACTCAATTCACGAATAAGACAATTATGAGAGATAAATTATTCAACCTCCAAATGACTATACAAGTAGCGTTTGACCTCAACCTCCAGAACGAGTAAAAATATAAATACTATGATAAAAATATACAAATTGATACATAACGGTGAAATCGTTTATGTTGGACAGACAAAACTTTCTTTTAGTCGTAGAAGGCATAAAGGATATGGTAAGACGGTACCATTTTATAAGGAGTGCTCAATGGAACTGATTGAAGAAACAAGTGATACTTCAAGAGAAAGATATTGGATTGATAAGTTAAGAAGTGAAGGACACCCATTATTGAATAAACATAGAGGTGTTAGTGGTTTAGATAAAAAAGAATGGCAGAAAGGATGGGAAGAAAGTAATAAAGAAAAAAGAAGTCAATATCAGAAAAAATGGAGAGATAAGAATAAAGAGGAGAATAGAATTAAGCAGAGAGAATATCGTAAAAGAAAAAAATTAAAAACGAATAATGAATAATACCGAGATATGGTGTCAAGTAAATGGTGAGAAAAGAATTTTAGACTTAAATAATGATGAAATTATATCATTAAATTATAGTTTAGCAGATATAAAAGATATATCAAGTAGGAATTCATCTTATAGTAAAACTATTGTATTACCGGACTCTCTAAATAATAGAATGGCTTTTGAATATATCAGTGAATTAACATCTGATAGTTTATTTAATCCAAACTTAAAAGCACCATGTTATATTTTTAATAGAGGAGTTTTAGTTTTTAGAGGTAATTTACAATTAAAAAGTATAAATCAAAACTTTACAAATACAGGCAATACATATGAAGTTGTAGTTTTTAATGAGGTAGATACATTTTTAAGAACAATAGGTGAAAAGTATATGAGTGATATGGACTTTTCATATCTAAATCATGAGTGGAATTTAGATAATATAGTTTTTTCTTGGACACAAAGTCAATCACACGGTTATTTTTATCCATTAATAGATAGAGGTGCTTTAACTGAGCCTGGTATTGGACACTTTCCTGCTCCAAATAGTTCAGGACAAGCATATCCACTTGAAGGTGGGTTGAATATACAAAACTTTGAGCCAGCAATTTATGCTAAAACATATTTAGATAGAATTTTTATTGATAGTGGTTATACTTATAGAAGTAACTTTTTGAATAGTGATTATTTCAAACAACTTATAGTTCCAAATACAGGACAACCATTAATAGTAGATGATGAAATTTTAGACAATCAATTTTTAGTAAATTATACACCATCTTCAAATTATAGTCAGTTATGGTTAGATACGGCTGGTATATTAACTAATACTTTTCAAATACAATTTGATGATGAAATTTCAGACCCAAATAATGTTTATCAAGGAAGTCCGACTTATAGTTATGTGCATGGTAGTGGCAATTTTATTCAAGCGTTTGGTTCAAAAATTATTTTGAATGTTTTAGTTGGTGCGACCGTTTCTGGATTTTTAGTTGGTCAGCAAAACATAAATAATAATGGTGGTGTTGCTGGTCCATCTCAATCTAACTTATATAATGTTCAAGTTGATATAGCTTTTAGAAGAAGACCCGGACCAGGACAAGTAGGAGTTGTGCCGATTGATGGAGGACCAGGTGGTCAGTTAAATCCTTTAGTATGGACGACTTTATTTGGTTCAAGATGGAACGTAACACAACCCTTAAATCTAATTAATAATCCGAATGTTGGTAATGATATACAAAAATGTTATCCAGAGTTTTTACAATTAAGAACTGGTGCAGATGCTGAGTATATAATGATTGGTAATAAGTGTTATGCGTCTTTTAGTTGTTATATCCAAACAAATGATTTAGATAATACACCAGACGCAGTTAATTCATTAAAATATAAAATGGCAGACCCTGGTGAATTAATAGATGTTTTAATTAGAATGACTTATAATACTCCTGCCTTAGTTTCAATATCTAATGATATATTTTTAGGACTTAATAATGGTTCTCCATATTCAGTAGCTGGTGTTAATAGTTTATTCAAATTAAATAATGGACAATTATTGATTGGTGGTGATAGTAATTTTACAAATATAATCAGGACAATAGCAACTCCATATACAACTTTTAATATGAATAGTGTAGTTTCAAGAAAGTTCAAGCAAAAGGATTTTATTAAAGGTCTTATAAGTATGTTTAATTTGTATATTGAGCCTGATGAAACAAATAATAAAATCTTAAATATAGAGCCTCGTGATGACTATTATAGTAGTGGTGAAACTTTTGATTGGACTGATAAAGTTGATATACAATCTATCAAAACAACTTTTGCTAGTGATTATCAAGCAAAAAAGACAATCTTTACATATAAACAAGATACAGATACTCTAAATGAATTATATAAAAAGGCGACAGATGAAATCTATGGACAAGAAATTGTAGATTTTGATAGTGATTTTGTAATAAGTGAGAATAAAATTGAATGTAGTTTTAGTCCAACTCCACTTATAGCACTGGAACAAGGTGATAATAGATTTCCAATTAGTAGAATTAGTAAAGATGGTAGTGGTTCAAGATTTGAGAATAATTTAAGAATTTTATTCAAAGGTTATTATGATTTAGAAGGTAATAAACAATTTTGGTATATTTGGGATGAAAATGGTTATAATGAATTTACTGCTATACCTTATGCTGGACACTTAGATAATCCATTCAACCCGACTGAAGACTTAAATTTCGGACAAGTATATACAACTTCTTTTAATTGGGAAGAAACATCAAATACATTGACAAATAGATTTTATCAAAATTATATAGATATAATTAATAATCCAAATACTAAACTATATGAGGCAGATTTTTATTTGAATGAAAGTGATATATCAAACCTTAAATTAAACTCAAAAATATATTTAGATGTAGAAGGTCAGCCGTCACACTTTATTATTAATAAAATTATGAACTATAATCCAGTGATGACAACTCTGACAAAAGTAGAATTAATAAAAATTAAATAAAATTATGCCAAATAAACAGATAAGAACAAATGATAATTTTTTACAAAGAGATTTTGAGGGCACAAACAATAAAAGACAATCAGCAAATAATAAAATATCAGGAAATAATAATGTAGTTTCTTTTGAAAATAATATGGTTGCTGGTGATAGAAATTCTGCTGCTGGAAAAACAATTATATTAGGTGATAATAATTTAGTTGGTAATCCATCACGAGTTGCTGTAATAGGACGTGACAATATTTTAACATCAACGGAAGGAATGATTATTGGAGCTTCAAATAGTTTATCGGCTCCTTTAAAAAACTTTTATCTATTTGGTGTTGATGGATTAACAATGACACAATCAGTAAGTAATGTATGGATTTTTGGTAATCCAACACTTGGAACATATTCAATAGGAACTCAAAGCTTTCAGAACACATTAATTGCACCAACTCAATCTGGTATATATGCAAATCAAAATATATTTTTAGGACCAAGTGTAAACATATTTGATGTCAATGGTGTTCCGATTAGTGGTGGTAGTCAAAACTTAAATCAAGTTTTAACGGTTGGTAATACGACTGGTGGTGAAGATATAGAAGTCACAAGTGGTGATTTAATTTTAGGACAGAATCAAGGTTTAATAGATTTTGACTTCACTGGTAGGTTTGTATTAGCATTTGATACAAGTATTCTTTCTTATATAGCTATAGATGTTAATAATATTACTATATCTAGTGATTTTTTTCAGGTTATAACAGCAAACGAGGAAGATTTTACTTTCAATGATTATGCCTTCAAAGAAATTAATATTGGTGACTGGGATATGGATACTAATGGTAATGTGAATATTAATCATGGTCTTTCAGCTATTGAGTATAAGACTATAAGAAATATACAAGTAACAATTAGAGATGATAATGATGATGACTATTTTGATTTATCACAAGATACAGGTAATGCTGGTATAGTAAATGGTGGTATAGCTCAATGGAACAATACAACAATAAATTTAGTTAGAAGAACAGGTGGTCAATTTGATGGTGCTTTATTTGATGCAACATCTTACAATAGAGGTTGGATTAGATTTCAATATAAACCATCTTAAAATAAATTTGAAAAAAATATATTTAAGATATAAAATAATTAGTAAAAATGGCTGACAATAAAATAGTTTTTGACCTTGCGATTAATACAGCTGACACAGCAAACTCTCTTAAAGAGGTTAGAAAAGCAATTAAAGATTTAAAAGACATTCAATTAGAATTTGGTGAAGGAACTGACGAATATAGAAAAGCCTCTGTAAAAATTGGTGAATTAAAAGATAGATTGAATGATGCCAATGATACGGCGAGAGTTTTATCTGGTAATCTTGCTGAAAATGTCACAGGTGCTTTTAGTCGTGTTGCGACTGCTGGTATTGGAGCATTTCAAGCAGTAGAAGGTGCTCAGGCTGTTTTTGGTGTTGAAAATGAAGATTTACAAAAACAAATGGTAAAACTTCAAGGCTTGATGAATTTATCAAGTGGTATTAAAGAATTCGCCAATATAGGACAAGCAGCAAAAGATTTCAAAACCGTTTTAGTATCATTAATTCCAACATTAGGAGCTCAAACCGTAGCAACTGAAGGAGCCACCGTTGCTCAAGTTGGATTAAATACTGCTATGTTGGCAAATCCAATAGGAGCAGTAGTGGCTGCCGTTACACTTTTGGTTGGTGCCTTAGTTTTATTTAGTAATACATCTGATGATACAACAAAAAAACTTAATGAACTTAAAGAAGCTGAATTAAAGTATAAGGATAGTGTAAGAGAAACAAATTTAGCGATAGATAGAAGGCTAAAAACTTTAAAAGATAATTTAGAATTATCTAAATTAGAAGGTAAAGATAGAGAATTAAGAGCCATAGATATTCAAAAAGAAAATGCTTTACTTGATTTAAATAATCAAAAACAAAAAGATTTAGGTTTAACACTTATTGAATTAAGAAGATTAAACCAGGAATATTTCAAAGCAACAGATGATGGTGCTGACTCTGAAGTTATAATAAATATATTAAGACAAAGAGAAGCAGCATTAAAGGCAGGAACTCAAGTTATAGTTAATCAAAAGAAGGCTGAACGCGTGATAGTTGAACAGGCTGAACAAGATAAACTAAAGATTGAAAAAGAATATTCACAAAAATCTATTGATAATGCTAAAAAGACTTCTGATGAAAAGAATAAAATTAAAAAGGATGAAGTAAAAAGTATTTTTGATGAATTATATGCTGAAGAAGAAACCACTAAAAACTATTATGATAAGGTAGAAACTTTTGCTAAGGAACATGGATTAACTATTCAACAAGTTGAACAAGAAATTGTAGATATAAGAAAAAGTGGTGATGCCGAAACATTAAGTGATTCTCTAAAAGTTTATGGTGAAAGACTTACAAGACAGAATGAATATGCTAAAACATCAGCTGACCTTGAAAAAGAAGCAGCAGAAGAAATGGAGGCTTGGGCACTTGGAGTTGCTGGAAAAGAGGTAGAAATATCAAAAGTAACTGAACAACAAAAAATAGATGCTGTTAAAAATGGTTTATCAACAATAGCAAATTTGGCACAAGCTTTTGCTGGTCAATCAGCCAAACAACAAGAAAAGGCTTTTAAGATTCAAAAGGCAGCAAATATAGCCTCAGCAATTATTGATACTTACCAATCAGCGACAGCAGCATATAAATCATTAGCAGGTGTTCCGATAGTTGGTCCGGCTTTAGGTGGATTCGCAGCAGCGGCTGCAGTTGCTGCTGGTTTAGCAAATATAAGGAGAATACAACAACAACAATTTAACGCTGCTGGTGGTGGAGGTGGAGCAGCCGATTTTGGTGGAGGAACACCAACAGGACCTTCTCCAACATCAGCACCAGTTCAAACAACCGTAAGTCCAGGACAATTTTTACAATTTGGTGAGTTCAAACCAGGTGAATTGACTGATAGACGAGTATATGTAGTTGAAAGTGATATAACAGGAATTCAAAGAAAGGTTCAAGTTATAGAAGATAGAAGTAAATTTTAAAAAATAAATAAATATAATGGAAAAATTACCAATATACAAAATAGTAATAGATGAAAATGATGACGAAATTGGATTAGATTTAGTTTCAATCGTTAAAGACCCAGCTATAGAGGTGATGGGTATAAAACTATCTAAAAACTTTAATCTTGAATTATTACAAGGCAACGTAATTTCATCTAATGTTGATTCATATAAATATAATACGAATAACGGAGAACTCATATTAACTTTTAATGATGGTTCAAGATACAAGTATTCTGGTGTAGATTTCACAGAATATGAAAATATAGTTTTAGGTGACGCCACTTGCACAACTGAAGGTGAGAATGAATTTGGTTCTTGGTTTATTGGTAAGTCACCAAGTGTAGGTGCCGCTGTATGGAATTATCTAATAGATAGAGGTGTTAAATATGAAAGATTAGGAACTCAATTAAAATTCAGTGTTCAATCAGAAAAGAAAAAGATTATAGGCCCAGCACTTATACCTGATATGGATATTTATAGAAGAGACCCTGATGGATTTGAATACTTTATTCGCTTCTCAAAAGAAACTATTGAAAAGTTAGTTGAGAAATTTAATAAAGGTGGTTCAACTCGTAGAATTAATTTTAATCACACAAAACAAATGGTTAATGCTTTTATTAATTCAAGTTGGATTAAAGATAGTGAAAATGATAAAAGTGTTGGTTATCCAGAATTTAAAGACTTACCAGTAGGAACTTGGTTTATTGAAGTTAAAGTTGAAGATGAAAGTTTTTGGAATAATAAAGTTAAAGATGAAGGTTATTATAGTTTTAGTATTGAAGGTATTTTAGGTTTAGAAAAGGTTGAAATGAAAAAGACAATTATAGATTATATTGATGAATTGACTTTAGAAGATGTTAATGAAATGTATATTGATTTAAGAAAAAAAAGACCTGTTAGATTTTTACAAACATATAATGATTATCCAGATGTAGTTAAGAATAATGCTAAAAGAGCTTTGAAGTGGGCAGATGAAAATGGTTGGGGTTCTTGTGGAACGGCAGTAGGAAAAATAAGAGCAAATCAATTAGCGAAAGGTCAAAATATAAGTAGAGATACAATTTCAAGGATGGCTTCATTTGCCAGACACTTACAATATGATAATAAAGAATTAGGTGATGGATGTGCTAAATTAATGATTTTAGCATGGGGTGGTCGTGAAGGAATTGAGTGGGCGCAAAGAAAGCTTAAAGAAATTGATAGTAAGAAAGATTGAAAATGAAAAATATTGACTAATCATATATTATATGTAGTTAAACAAAAAAACAAAAAACAAAATGAATAAAGAACAAGCTTTACAAGAAATCAAATCAAGATTGAAGGCTCTTTTTTCGTCTGAAGTAGTTGAAACAACTGATATTAAAATGTATCAATGCACAACTATTAATGGAGAAGTTTTAGAAACTGATGGTGAAACTCTTGAAGTCGGTGCTGCTATTTATAGAATAGACGGTGAAGGTAATAGAACACCAGCAGAAGATGGAATTTATCCAACAGATGAATATTCAATTGAGGTTAAAGATGGTGTTGTTGCAGGCATCATGGAGACTGAAGTTGAAGTAGAAGTTGAGAATCCAGCTGAACCAGTTGAGGCAGTTGAAAAAGTTGAAAAAATGATGGTTACTCCTGAAGCAGGTGAAACAAAAGATGAATTTGTATCAAGATGTATTGGTGTTGAAGTTGGTAATGGTTATGAACAAGACCAAGCAGCAGCAATGTGTTACCTTAAATGGGATGAAAGTTTAGGGTCAGATTACAAAGACAAGAAAGAAGATGAGACAAAAATGTCTGAACTTGAAAATCAAGTTTTAGAAATGTCTAAAATGATTACATCATTAATAGATATTACTGAAAAATTAAATGAAAAAATCGTTAATCTATCAAATCAACCAGCAGTGGTTCCAGTAATAATGGAGAAAAATTTAACACCAGCTGAATTAAGAATTGAAAGATTAAAAGCATTGAGTAAAAACAAATAAAAAAAAAACAAAAATAAAATGGAAAAGAAAAATCTAAAATTTAGTGCTTCTTACACTTCTATCAACAAGTATGTTGACCAATTATACGATGGATTCATTCCTTCAGTAGTTGGTAAAGTAAGAACTCTTGACTTTATTAGCGTAGTTCCAGATGTTAAGTATTCAAAAGTTATTCCAAACGTTGATACAACTCTTGACTTAATCGCTGCTGACACTTGTTCAGTATTCGCTAATGGAGCAACAACTTCAGTAACAGGTGTTACATTAACAACTTGTTACAAAAAAATGGAAGAATCAATCTGTCTTAACGAAATGGAACAATACTATTTCGGTCAATTTATGAGACGTGGTTCAGACCAAGAACAATTGCCTTTCGAAGAAGCTTTCTTCAATGAGAAATTTGAAAAAATCGCTAAGAAATTAGACCAGACATTCTGGCAAGGTGATTCTTGTGTAGGTGGTGTACTTTCAACTTCTGGTATCGCTGGTATTACAGCTTCTGGTGGTACAGTAGTAACAACTGCATCTTTCTCACAAGTATCTTCAGCAGTAAATAATGGTGTTATCGCAGCTATCGATGCAGCTATTGACGCTCTTAACTCTGATATGTTAAGTGAAGAATTAGTATTCGCAGTAGGACAAGATATTTTTGATAAATATACTCGTTCAGTAAGAAACCTTAATCTTTACCACTTCTCTCCAGATGAAATCGATGGAGCAGCTGTAAGATTGTTTGGTAAAAGAAACATCACTTTGTTTGCAACCGTTGGATTAAATGGAACTAACAAAGGTCTTTTAACAAAAGGTTCTTATATTCACTGGGGAACTGATTTGACTCCAGATGAAGAGCCAATCAAAGGTGAATACAATATGTATCTTGATAAGTATTTAATCAGATATAAAGTTAAGATTGGAAATGCACTTTCATTCCCTGGAAGAGCAGTAGTAATTAAGGCATCTTAATAAAAAGAAATATATATTTGGTGGTTGGTAATTTGACCAACCACCTCTTATAAGAAAAAAAATAAAAATATAAAATGGCTTGTAATTTAACATCAGGATATAGTTTAGGATGTAGAGATAGTTTAGGCGGTATTCAAAAGGTCTTCATTGGAACGTGGGATGCTGACACAACTTATGGATTTACTGGTAGTTGCGATACTATCAATTCATTTAGTCCAACAGCGTCTTTCTTTACATTTGAGCAAGAGTTAGAAACTGCTTCTTTTATACAAACTGGACAATTTTCAACAGAAAATGGAACTTCTTTTTATGAACAAACTTTAGAAATTACACTTCAAAAGTTAGATGCTTGTAATAGAGAACAAATAAAAGTTCTTGGACAGGGTGTGTGGAGAATTTTAATACTTGACCAAAGAGGTCAGTATTGGTTAATGGGTAAGCAAAATCCAGTTAGGGTTTCTGCTTCAACACCACAATTAGGCAAAGCGTTTGGTGATTTAAATGGTGCGGTGATTACCTTTATGGGTAAGGAACCAGAACCAGCATATAATGTAACCTCAACAGCAGCAGCAACAATAATTGTTCCTTAATCTATAATTAAGAAAATTAAAACCCAGTAAGTTTGTGAATTCTTACTGGGTTTTTTTATTTAAATGAAAAATAAAATTAAAAAATATATTTAGGTTATGATATATCTAAATTCAGGAACCAATTCAATTATAGTTACGTTATATGAGAAATGTATAAACATCTCAAACCCATACTTTTTATGGCAAATAGAGAATAAAACTACAAAAGATGTAACCTATTTCTATCAAGATGATAGTTCAGACGCACCTTGGTATTACAATAGTTTTACATTCTCAATAGCAACTCAATCAGGTCTTACTGCCGGTATATTGAATAATCCAGCTGGTGAATATACATATACGGTATGGGAAATGAGTGAACCTTATAATCTAAATGTTGGTTCAGCTTCAAATCCAAATCCAGTTGAAACAGGTATATTAAAAATAGTAGCAACACAATCAGGAATTATGGGTCTTGAAACTTTTACATATTCAGGCACAATTCCAGCATTCAAAAATATATAAAATTATGTTAATAAAATTATTCAACTTAGGACAAACCTCAACACTAGATTATGAGGAAAAATTTATCAGAGACGGCATAATTACTTGGGGTAAAGAAAATGATTATCCAAAGTATTTACAAAGTTTAATGGACAAAAGTTCAAAACACAACGCAATTATGAAGTCAAAAGCTTCAATGATTGGAGGTGGTGGTTTTACTTCAATAGACCCAAGAACTGAACAATTCCTTATTGAAAATAATATGGATGATGTTTTATTGAAAATATCTTATGATTATGAATTGTATGGTAATTTTGCCCTAAATATAATCTGGTCTCGTGATAGACAATCTATATCTAAAATAAACTATATTGATGTCTCTAAAGTTCGTGTTATGACACCTGAATTAGGATTACCAGTTAGTAAATTTGCTGTTAGTGATGATTGGACAAGAACAAGAATGTTTAAGCCAGTTATATATGACGCCTTTAATACGAGTGATAAAATTAATGCCTCACAAATTTTATGGGTTAAAGATTTTAGACCAGGCAGTGAGTTCTATTCATTACCAGAATATATCAGTTCTAAAAATTGGATTGAATTAGAATATGAGATTAGTCAATTTCATCTTTCAAGTGTTAAGAATGGTTTCTTACCAAGTATGGTAATTAACTTCTCAGCTCAAATACCAAGTCCAGAAGAGATGGATAATGTTATTAGAAGATTGAAAAAAGAATATGAAGGAGCAAGTAATGGTGGTAAAGTAATATTTACCTTCTCGGACGGGCAACAAAACGCACCAATAATTACACCAATCAATCCTAATAATTCTGATGAAAGATTTATACAATTGAATAGAGAAGTTACTGAAGGTATAATGTCTGGTCATAGAGTTATAAATCCAAGTCTATTTGGTATTAAAACAGAAGGTGAATTAGGTGGTAAAAATACGATATTAGAGAGTATGGATATATTTACAGCACAATATATCAAACCAAAACAAAGAGTTATCCAATCAATCATAAATGATGTTTTATCGGTGAATGGTTTAGGTGAAGCAGTTATTAATAAATTTAGGATTGAAACTACAATTCAACCAAACGTGACTGAAATTTTAAGTCTATTACAAGCTCCGATATCAACAGAACAAAAGGCTGAATTATTAAAATTGGTTGGATACGATGATGATTCAATTAAAAAATTATTAAATACAAATGAACAAGGCTAAATTTATTACTTTCGAGTATCTTGTAAAGTGGACACAAATCGATGAGAATGTTGACGCAAATATAGTAGAGCCATCTATTCTACAGGCTCAAGATATAAATATACAAACCATAATTGGTAATACTCTATATGTAAGATTGATGAATGATATAATCACGACTGGAACTACAACTGGTTATTATCTAACGTTAATGACTGATTATATTCAACCAGCACAAGCTCAATGGGCGATATATCATGCCTTACCATTTCTTAACTATAAAATGACGAATAAGGCCGTTAGTGAAAAGAATAGTGATAACTCAACCGTAGCACCACTTCAAACTCTACAATATATTAGGAATACGGTTAGAGATAATGCTGAATTTCTTTCAACAAGAATAAGAGAATATATCATAAATAATCAAACACAATTTCCTGAATACTTTAGTCCGAATAATCAAA